ATCGAACTTCTCGTCCGATGCTGTCCTTCGCGTATCCGGGTGCAGGCAGAACATGAGATTGTTCCAGTCGCTCATGGTGCCGAGCTTCTTGCTCTCCCGGAGCCACTGCTCATAAGCGCGCTGTGCATCGCGCGCGTCGCGCTCCATTTTCTCCAGCTCGGGGAATCCTTTTTTGACGCGCGCGGTGTACTCGGCTGCCACCCGCTTCTCGAACTCAGCATTCTGCACTCGCTGCTGCTGGCGCAGCGCAATTGCGAGCTTCTCCTGTGTCGTCTTGGGCAGCGTTTTGGGATCGATGATCGGATCGGCGAGTATGTCCCCCAGCATCTCACCCCCGGACTTACCTTCGGCGGCGGCCTTAGCCTGGAACCGCTCCCAATCGTCAGCAAGCACAGCACTTGGTCGTTTGGTTCTGTTGCCCTTGAATGAGCGACCGCGCTTGGGCATCCGCCGCGTCTTGCCGTCCTTGCCGATGCGCGGCTCAACTGGCGCATTTGCGCCAGTTCGTGCGCGGCGAACGGTATCTTTTCCGATGCCGAGCTTGTCGGCGATGTCGCGATCCGACATCGCCGGATTGTTTTTCACCGCTTGCGCCGCCAATTCGCCGGGGGAGATATATTCGAAGGCAGCACCACAGCCGCAACTCGGCTTGACCTCGCCCAGCTTGCCACACGCTGTGCACCGCACCGTTACCGTTGTCTGCGCATCCATCCTGACCTCCCATAAAAAATCCCCCAACCATCATGGTCATGGTTGGGGGATTACCGTACACCGGCGGTCCTACTCAGCCGGTGTTGCGTCTGGAGTCGCGCCCTGCGCCGCCAAATAGGCGTGCCGGGCCTTCTCCAGAAGCTGCGAGCGACCAATGCCCAGGCGGCGAGAGCCCCAGCTGACCCAGCCAGAGACCCTAGCCAGAGTGGCATCGGAGATGATGGCGAGGCTACTGTTCTTAGCGTTGTAGGCCTTCACCATCTGGGCCACGATCGTTTTATCAGCCCAGACCGCGCCGTTGGGCGAAGTCTCGCGGTCCTGACTGCCGAGCAGTGGCCCTAGGTCCTCAGGGTCGCTATTGTACAGCGTCATGAGGATGGGCGTGACTGCGTCCGGGCCACTGAGCACGCCTTGCTCATAATCGACATGAGCAGGCATGGTCGGTTGATACCGGAGCAGTTCCTTACGTGTTGCCATGGAAGGTCTCCTTCCTGCTTGGCGGTGACGCCGGTAAGCGTCACTTCCTGCAACTAACCATACTTTTCTGTGGATGGCAAGTCCTCCTTCCCCCTACTTGCGCAGACGGCAGTCAACGCTTACCATCCCGGATGGATGGTAACCGGAGAGCTTGTGATGGATATCGGGCTAAAGATCGCAATCAGAGCGGCTGGCGGCGTGCGTTCGCTCGCACGCAAGCTTGGCATATCACACAATGCTATCTGTCAATGGGATCGTGTTCCTTACAATTGGCTGATAACAGTTGAGAAAGTAACGGGTGTGCCACGCGACAAACTGCGCCCGGAACTGTTCCAAGAATACAAGCGCACTAAGCACCCCAAACAGCTTAAGCAGCTAGAACCGGCTTAGAACAACTCCTTTTGGGCGCCTGCTTGCGCGTCCCGAATCAGTTTCTCGACCTGCCTAAACCTGCGATCATTCATCGAGTTTGGCCGTGTCAGCGGCTTGAGTTCGACCCATGGTTTCAACTCGGGGAAACGCCGCACCAGTATGCGCAGAATGTCGGGCGACCGCGAATTGGTGAAACGCAATCCGGTGGTGGCACGGGCGTGTTCGCGGAGATAGTTGGACGTCCAGTACCAACCTTCGCGCTCGACTTTGTCGATCAGATACAGCGCCGCAGTGTAGAACGCGCGCAGAAGCTGTTCATCGGTGGCGACGACCATGGCTGATCCTATGGACTTCGATTGTTTGGGTTATACTTGCTTCTCGCCCATTCGATGAACCCGGACCTGATGTACTGCATCACCTCGGGGCCAGTCTGCATCGGCTGGTGTCTGTTCCAAGCGAAGGGCGGCCAGCCGCCGAACTTTTCTCTGTATTTGTTCGCAGCCCAGCCCTCTTTGTAGCCTTTGAGCAAGCCATAGCCACGCAGCTGCGCATAGAAACGGCATTTCTCTTCGTAGCTGTAGGGCAGGCGCTTGGCGTTGGTCGCTCCCTTTTTGCGAAAGCCGCCGGTGAACTCCACCAGTTCTCCCTCGCGCTCATAGACATCGGATACGATCTGCCGTTCGAAGCCACATTCGGGACAAACCTTCATGCCCACGGGAATCAGTATCGTGCATTGTGGACACGGCTTCGGCAGCGGCGGACCGCGCTTGACCGGTTTGTTCTGATCGAGCTTGCCCATCGACAAATGGTCGTGGTGAATATCGGTGACAAAACCTAATCTTGAGGTCGTATCGGTGTGATCGAGAATCAGGGCATGCTCTTTGCCGTCGGCTGTTCTGAGCGCGCGCCCCACTATCTGCACGAACAACATCTCGCTCTTGGTTGGACGCGCTAACACGAGACACCGAACATCCCAATCAACACCCGTAGTAAGAGTTCCAATATTGCAAACCACACGGTAGGTCCCATTGTGAAAACCTCGCTTGATTTCGGTCCGCTCCGCGCTGGATGTTTTGGCGTCCTGGTACGCCGCACTAATGCCCGCGTCGAGGAAGCGCGCTTGCAGGGTCTGAGCGTGCGCGCAGTCGACTCCAAAAACCAGCGTCTTGTCTTTGTTCCATCTCGTCCGCCACGTTTCGATGATGTTAGCGACGAGAGCGTTCTCTCGCATGACGCTACTCAGTTGTCCCTCATGATAATCACCAGCCACGTCCTTGACCCCACTCAAATCTGGATGATCGGCAGCGAATACCTTGAAACGTGCGAGGTAACCGAGATCGATTAGCTCTTGTGTGGTGCTCATCACCAGCAGCGTCTCGAAATATCTGCCGAGACCTCTCGTCCAAGGCGTAGCCGACAAGCCGATAAACGGCACGCTCTGCCAGTCTGGATGTTGCAGCCACTTCACATGCGCAGCGTGCAGCTGGTGCACTTCGTCGAGCACGACTACCTGCGCCTCGGGATACTTGTCACGCGAGCGTATCGTCTGGATACTCGCGACCTGGACCGGCTGCGACCAGTTGGTCAAAGCATGATCGGCCTGGATCACGCCAATGTCTCGAATGCCTTCGCTCCAAAACATTTCTACGGTCTGATCGACCAACTGAATGCTGGGCACGACAAACACGAGGCGATTGCCTTTGCTGCGCGCGCCCTCGACAATCGTTGCCGCGACCAGGGTCTTGCCGCTGCCTGTCGGCGCTTGCACCACGAGGCGGTATACGCGCTGGCGCACTGTGTCCCTGATCGCTTGAAGACACTCTTCCTGGTATAGACGCAGTTCTTTGTTCATCGTAACGCCGGTCTTTTGCGCAGCCCGTGGTGCCGCCACCATCCTCGATATGCTCGTTTCAGGACCGTCATTTTTTGAAGCAAGCCGCGTTTCTTGTAGTGGACGATTGCATCGTTGCCTGACCATCGATCGGTCGGCTCCAACATCATGGCGCTGCCACGCTCCCATCCATGCAGCTTCCAGCTATCTACCGTTGGACCGCATAGTACGTAGAGTCGATGCGCCACGATCTTCTTCACGTTCACCAGCAGATACTTGGGATCGTTCGCCGCCTTGACGTCGACCTCGAACCATTGGTCCGATCCATCTAGGTTGAGCAGAAGCTCCAGGTCGATGCGATCGTCGCCTCCTGGCCGGTTGCGAAAGTCCTGTATCGCATCGAAGTATTCTGCCAGCGCTTTTTCCCCCTCCATTCCGATCGCATCAGGGTCAGGGTTCCACAGGCGCGTCGAGGCGTAGCGCTGCGCACGCCGCTCATTGAGATGACGCTTGAAGTCATCCGACATAGCGCGGTACCCATCGAATGCGGTCGATCGTTGTTGGCCCGGCATAACCGCGCTCCCAGACGAACCATGCAAACGGCATGCTCGAACTGGCTTTGCGACCTTGCCAGCCAGCCCGGTGCATCATCGGCAGACGATTCGCAAACGCATGGATACGGGCGAGGCCGGCGCCTTCGAGGATATTGGTGCGCTTCTCGCTCTCGTAGAATGCCAACCGCATCAGCATGACGACAAGCGGAACGCGCCCAAGCGCGGCAACGACGAACTCTTCGGCTAAGCTGAAAGGAGGATTGGTGACGATCGCGTCGGCTTTGATAGGGGGGATGATCAGCGGAAAGAGAAAATCAACACCAAAGAAACTGTCGTGACAGCCACGCTGGTTGAGATCAGTGGCCACAACCTCGTGGCCAGCCTCACGCAATACGTTAACGATATTTCCGGCGCCGCACGCCGGCTCCCAGATGCGTGACGGTAATTTCTCGACCTTGAGCAGCGCATGGACGGCGACATCGGGCGTATCGTAGAGATCACCGGGATGTTCTTTAAGCGGCGCGCGCCCGACTTGGCATGCGTGATCCAACATAGGGCTCCACCTCGATAAGCACGGTCTTGGTTGGTACGTCCGCGTTCTTGTCCAAGAACAATCCCCAGCAGTGTCTGTCATCCGGCGTCAGGCTGCGTGAAACCATCCAGTCCAAGATCAACTTGGCGCGTCCATCTAGATCGCCCGCAAGCTTATCCGAGAAAGACATCCTGCACACGTAAGGGACGGTAATCATAATCCTGCTGCCCCCCAGATGCTGAAGCACATAGTGAGCATCGGCATCTTTCAGCCATGTCTGGTAACGTGTCGACTTTATTCGCCCGCGTCCGCGCACGTTCGTGTAAGCATTGTTTGCTGGCGGTGCGATCGGAAGGTAGAACCTAAGCACGCTTGGACTTTCGCTTGTATTCCGCCAGGGCAAGCTCGATGCCTCGATTCACGATATCGGTTTGCGACGGCGGAGGAGGCCAACGCCGTGCAGCAGCAACAATACGCATGCGCTCGACCAACTCGCGCGAGAGCCGGAAGGACACCGGGATTCTATCGTCGTCTTGATTGACAGTCATGGTCTACCGCTCTATATACCGCTCTGTATAGCAGCAGCAATGACAGCACGCAAGCCTATCTCCTGGAAAACACGCTGCGCCGCAGCGCTGCTGGATAGCATGTTGGTGCACGAGCGCGGCAGCCCTATCGCCCCCAGATGGTATGACGACGCCAAGAAGATGACCGAGGATCAGTTCCTGTCATTGTTCGAGTTCGACCATAACATACTGCACGAGACGGGACATCCCAATCGTGACGCCTACTGGAATCTGACCCCGATGCTGATCCGGGCGCATCGCGACAAGACCAA